AGCCGCGGCGCTGCGGCTCGAGATTCACAAGCACAGGATGAAAGACCATGTCTGAAGAGTTGACCAACCTCGAAAACACCGTTCACGAGTACCGCAAGACCCTTGACTCCTTCGCCGCTCGCACTGGTGCAAAGACGCACCACGTCGAAATCCGCGGCAGCGGCGAAGAGCGCGAGAAGATCGCGCGCATTGACGCTGACCTTGACGCAGTCGAGCGCATGAACCAAGACCGCTTGGCGCTTCGCGCAGCGCAAGAGCGCTTGAAGCAACTCGAGGAAGAACGCTCGCAACCGCAGTTCCGCGGCGTGGTCGCGCGTGCCGACGTCAAGCACGATCTTGCCAGCCCTGAGTACGCCAAGCGTTGGCTTCAAGCTGTCGCGCGTGGCGATGCCGCTGAAATGCGCGCGCTCTCAACTGGCACCACTGGCGCTGGCATTCCGACCGACATGGAGCGCCGCATTGTTGAGAAGATGTACCAAGCAAACGTGCTGCGCTCGATCTGCCCAGTGTCTTCGATTGACTCCAAGCGCACGATCACCGTCGAAGGCAACTTGCCGACGACGGCTCTTGTTGCCGAAGCTGGAACGATCACCCCCGCAGATCCAACGTTCGGCGATGCCATTTCCGTGGTGCCGTACAAGTACGTTTGCGCGACTCAGATGAGCCAAGAGTTCATCGAAGACGCGATCGGCCAAGGTGGCATCGGCAGCGGCCTTGATTGGGTCGCAAGCCGTATCGGCCTTTCGATGGCGCTCAAGATGGAAGAGGCGTACACCATCGGCACCGGATCGAGCCAACCCGAAGGCATTGCGGGATCTTCGGCAAACACCAAGATTTCTGGTGTCTCGCAACAAACCGACATTGCAGGCGCCGTTACGACTGTCACCGCCGACAACATCATTGACACCGTGCACCTTGTTGCGCCGCAGTACCGCAACTCGCCGCGGTTCCGTTGGCTCTTCTCCGATACGTTCCTTCGTGTCGCTCGCAAGTTGAAGAACAGCGTTGTTACAAGCGGATCTACCGAATACATCTGGACGCAAGCACAATCGAACGCTGGCACGATGGTGGGCGGCGCTCCCGGCTTGCTCTACGGTGTGCCGTACTCTATCGGTCAGTACGTGCGAACGGCCAACACGGATGAGAACGTGTTTGCTGTCGTCGGCGACTTCAACTACTTCGAGATTTTCGACCGGACTGGCATGACGTCGCTTGTTGATCCGTATTCGGCGGCGAGCACGCACCAGGTCACCCTGTACACGTACGCGCGAACCGATTCCAAGATCATGCTTGCGAACGCGTTCGCTGCGATCACGGCCTGATTTCAGCAGTTTACGAAGCGCTTTTTCTTACCTTGCTCGCGGTGGGGGGAAACCCCCATCGCGGGTTTCATGGCTGCGACACCCATCCCAATCGACATTCTCAAGACGCGTTTACGCATTGACGTAGACGCCGACGATGTCATTCTCACGACGCTCTGTATTGCAGCCGGCGAAGTGATCGAGCGCGAAACTGGCGTCTCGCTTGCGAGCGAAACGCGTACCGCGAAACTTGACAAGTGGCGTCGCTTCGTGCTGCCAGTTCAGCCAGTAGGGAAGGTCACGTCGGTGACGTACTACAACGGCAGCAACGTGCTCACGACGATGCCAACCGCAAATTGGTACGTCGATGACACCGATAGTCTGACGGCCTTGCAGTTCAAAGAGACGCCCGAGATATACGAAGGCACCTATCCGACCGTGACCTATGAGGCAGGCTACGTGCAGGTGCCGCACGCGTTGCAGCAAGCAATTGTGGGGCTCGTGGGCGCGTGGTACGCGAACCCCGATGCAACCTCGGTGGCGTCGCTCGCCGAAGTTCCATTGTCTCTCAAGTACATCTTGAACGCGTACAGCGCGCGTGGGGCGCTACGATGATCGGCAGCGGCCGGCTACGCTTCCCCGCATCGGTTCTCCAACCGAGCGGCACGACTGACGATCTCGGTCAGCGCATCGGCACGTTCAACGATCTCACTGCGGCAGCGCCGGGGAACCCGCCGTTGTGGGTGGATCTACGCACCGACTCGGCAGCCGAGCAACAGTACGCCGACGGCGTCGCAACGGTGAGGCGTGCCGAGATCCGATGCCGTTGGAACTCGCTGCAAAAGTGGGGCATTGACGAGACGTTCCGTCTCGTGGTCCGTGGTCGCACGTTCCGTATTGCTGGCATCACGAACCTCGATGAACGCGACATGGTTGCCGTGATCGAAGCGGAGGAAGTCGTTTGAGCCTCGAAGCAGCCATTCGCAACATGCTCGACAACACGCCGCAACTCGCTGCGTATCCGATTACGCATGGCTATCGACCGCAACTGAGCACGTTGCCGGCGATCACGTACGAAGTGACGAGCAACGAGCGCAGCGCCGTCGCGCTCTACTGGCAAGCCGTCGTTGACGTTCGCGTGATCGCGACGACGACTGACGCGGCGCTTGACATTGCGGCTTTCGTTCCGAGCGCATGCGACGTCGGAACCTACAACGGGCTTGACTTTACGGCGGTAATGTTCGACGGCTACACCATTGACGCTGCGAGCGTCGGCGAAGGCGACGAACAGCAACCCGCCGAAGTCTCGAACACGATCACGATTCACTACAAGGAATAAACCATGCCAGCAATTTCTTCAGCGCTTGCGTCGTTCAAATGGGGTGCTGCCGCTACATCGACAGGGCTCGGCAGTGTCTCGATTCAATACGATCAGACGATGATCGATACGACCGACATTGCAACTGGCCCGCGCACGTACATTGTCGGCAATCGCGGCTGCACCGCGACGATCGACATGTTCTACGATCAGAACGATGCTGGCATGGCAGCAGTGGAAGCCGCTATCAACGCCGGAAGCGGAAGCCAAACGGCGCTTATCACGTTGTCAACTGGCATGACCTACAGCGGTCAAGCATTCGTGCAATCTTTCACTCCAACGGCATCAACGAACGAAGTCGTACGCGCAAACTTCACCATCCAATACACAGGCACGATCACCATCGCATGAGCATTCGAGACGCACTTACTCTCAAGAACTGGAACGGCACGCTTCCGAACGGCGTCGCCGTCGAACTGCGCCGACCGTCGGCGCTTGACCTCATCGAGGCGCTCGACGTCTCTACCAAGACGCCTGAGCGACTTTCCGCGTGGATGGTCGCTCGGCATCTTGTCGAGAATGGCGCACCAGTGTTCGCGAGCGTGGACGAAGCGCTTGCGGCTGACGCGTTCACGGTGCAGAAACTTTCAGCGCTGGTGGAGCGGCTCTACGCCGAAGGCCGGGACTAAGTGACGCCGCACGTCGGGTGCTACGTGTGGCGTTCTCACTGACGAGCACCGATCTCGCTACGTTGAGCGTTGCAGCGCTCAATGTGGAAATGGAAATTCCCGATTGGGATGGGATCCGACGTGAACTACATCGCCGCAAAGCGAGCGGGCTTCAAAGTTCAGTTCCGACCCTCGAAAGAGGATTTGGAAAAGATCGCCGCGATTGCGTCGGAACTTCCGAAGAACATGCGCAAGAAGATCGTTCGCAAGGGGCTGCGCAACTGGGGCGAAGCCGTCAAGCGCACGATGAAATCGCTGGCATTGCCAAAGGCGAAGCGCACCAAGCGAGATATCGCAGTCAAGACCAAGACATACCGCAAGGGAAGGATTTGGGCCGGCGTCGGAGTCCGCAAGGATGGCAACCGCGTCGGATGGCGTAGCCACATGTACGATCAAGGTTGGCGCCCAGTGCTCAAGGGCTTGACGCTCACGAGTGACGGACAACTTGGAATCAAGCCGCCACCCAAACGCGTGCGCAAGTGGAAAGGCAATCGCAACGCACGCATCGTGCCGTTCTCTCAAAATCGCGGTTGGCGCTTAGGAATCCGAAAGCAGTCATCTTCGCTAGGCGCTCGCATCTATCGGCGCTTATTCGTCACCCGCGCTGGGTTGAAGCATAAAGACAGCACCGTGCAATACATCTACGACGCGGTACAAGAATCTCTCATGGAGTTGAAGCGTGCCTAGTCTGCCCAAAGTACACGTTCCCGTTGTCGTTACGACCGAAGGCGTTGACGCCGGATTGAAGGCAACCGAAGCCAAAATCAAAGCGTCGGCCAAGCGCATGGAAAAAGTCAGCGGAGCGCCAAGCGCAGCGCAAGGCGTGCTCAAAGCGGGCGCGCAGTCTGCGCTTTCGCTCGGTGGATTCGGTGCGATCGGCGGCGTCGCGGGCGCAGCCGGCACGGCTGGAATCGCGATCGCGGGCGCGTTGTCGCCGCTCATCGTGGCTGGCAAGATAATGGAAACGATGAACAACGCCACGAAGGGCGCCAGCGAAGCGCTCGCGAAGTTCAAGACCACTGGCGAGCAAACCTTTGCCGCCAACAGCGTGATCCTCGAGCGGCTTGCAATTATGGAAAAGCAAGTTGCTGCGTCGAAAACTGGTGGCTTTGGTGCTGGGTTTCTCGGCGCTTACGCCGACCGAGACACAGGCCGAGCAGGCGGCGCAGTTGCATGGGCCCAGCAAATGCAAGAGGGTGCGACGATCGCGGGCGCGGGCCTCGGCGCATTCCTGAGCGGTAAGTCGCTCGAGCAAATCCGCAACGAGATGGCGCTGAGTGTGGCAAACGAAGCGGGCGCGTCGCAGATTCAACAGCGCATGGCTGAACAACAACGCATTGACATGGCCGAAGGCCGTGGTGGAATGGCCGACGCTATCGGTGCGTGGATGATCCAAAACAGCACGGTGCTTACCAAACTGGTACAGGTGATGTCATGAGCGGAGCAGGAACCGTTTATTCGTGGAACGATCGCGTGCTCGACCAGCGCGCTGTTGCGCTAGGTGGAGAGAGCGAAATCAACCTTGTTCGCATCATCACCAAACTTGACGGTTCGTCACTCAATCCAGTGACGGAATACGAGGCGATGATCACGGACGGAGCGTTGCCGATCATTGACTATGACGACTACGGCGTTGGAAGTTCATGGCAACAATTCTGCCGAGCGCGAAGCATCACGGTTCAACAACTCGAGAACGGCAAAGCCGTGCAAGCTTCGATTAGTTTCCGCACCAAGTACGTCATCTCGCCGTGCTCGACGACAACGCCGATCACGATGCTGCCGGCGCAGTTCTCGTTTGTGACGGCGTCGCGCAACCTCAAGTTGCACCGGATGAGTTGGACGACAAGCCCGCCGAACACGGCAAGCAACAGCACAGGAGACATCGGCGGAACGTCGGTGACGGGCGCTGACGGCTTCGAGAGCGTTCAAATCGGTCAAGTTCGCATCCGCTTGCGTGCAACCCAAGACGCGAGCGTTGTGGCGTTGGATACTGCGGCTACGACGTTGACGAACTACGCGAACACGACGAACAGCGCCTCATTCTGCGGCTTCCCCGCGTACTCGCTTATCTGCGAAGGCGTGAACCTTGAGAAGGAACAAGGCAGCGAGTTTTACGAAGTTGTCTTTGAGTTCCTGTACGACAAGTTCTTCCACTTCTCGCAGGTGGCCACGGTTGACGCCGATGGCCGGCCGAAGATGACTACGGGTGGCCAGTTGAGTGAAGTCAAGTGGATGCGCCTACCGCGCACCGCTACCGACTTCAACAACATTTACTCTGGCGATACCGCGTTGAAATCGTACGTCGAAGACGGCTGGTGGGTCTGTGGAACATGAACCGCAACGACGCTGTCAACCTCCAACGCAACCAAAGCGATCTTGACCGCGTGTCGAGCGTGCGGCCGTCGTATGAACCGCGCACGGTTGTGCTCGGCGTGATCACCAGTTACAGCGTGCTCAGCACGTTGTATTACCGTTGGACCTACGATTGGTCCGAAGCCATCTTGAACACGTCAACGCCGACGGGCGCGAGCGTGAAGACGGGCGGATTGCAAGCTTCCGCCATCAGCATCAGCGAACTGAGCAACCGCAGCGGGCACCCGTTCTATGCGTACGGCATCGGCGCCGTGCTTCCTGGCACGTTCGTGCCGCAACCGATTCCCGTGGGAACGTACGTATTGCTCACACCGATGCGGCAGTCTGACGGCTTGCTGCGGTGGGTGATCATTAACACGCAAGCCATTGATGGAGACTGCACGTGAGAACGCTCAACATCACCTACTCAGCGCTTGCGCCGGGCACGCCCGAAACGTTCACCGCGGACGTCGGCAAGTACTTGCTCGAAACGACCCATCACAACCTTACAGGCAACGCAGCGACGATGCGCATATGGCGAAACGGCGTCGCACCGAACGCGAGCCCGAGCCATACCGCGACCGAGTCAACTGGTGTCGTGCCGGGAAACTCTGGCATAATCACGATCAATCTCGTGACGATCAACACAGCGTTGAATCTCGTGAGCACCACAGAGGCTGTGTGGCACTACTCGCTTGAGGTTTCGCACAGTGGCGTGCCTGTGCATATCTGCTCCGGTTACCTAATTCGCACTCTTTGCTGACGCGGGGATTTTCATGGCTTGCATATTCCACACACCCAAATTTTTCAACGGTATTTCTGCAAACTGGGTCACCTTGCCTGCGCTTCCTGCGGGTGTTGACCCAATGCGCCGAGTCATTTTGAAGGCCACGAATAACGCTTTACCGCGCGTCGCTGCGGCTTTCCGAGTCGGTGATTGCACCGCAGGGCAAGCACTCGCGGATCGCGGAGAGGTTTACGTTGACACTACCCGTGGCATCGATCTCGGCGTCGTTAATTACAACTCGATCACCGTGCGAGACAATACAAACGGAACGTCGACCGACACCGGATACATTTACGTTGTGTCCTACAGCTCGACGGACTACGGACCGCGAGGAGTTTCCTAATGGCGCTTATCTTCCATGTTGGCATCACGTCGAATGCTCGCACAGGGAATTGGGCGGCGCTGCCTGCGCTTCCTGCGGGCGTTGATCCAATGCGTGAGGTGGTTTTGAGTTGCGCTGCACCTTTTCACGCGGGGCACTGCACAAAGGACCAAGCAACCGACGATGCGGGTTTCTTTTTCTACGACGCGGGACGCAACTCGCTCGGCGTGGTGGATTACACCAAGATTACCGTGCGACAAGTGAGTGGCAGTAGCGCGAGTATGTTCATTCATTCGTACTCAATCTCTGACGAAGGGCCGGAAGGAAACTAAAAATGACGTTTCCCGAACTTGCACAACTCGTTGCGCCCTTCGTAGCCGTGTTGACGGCCAGCGCGTGGCTTCATGGCACAATCGCGAGCCTTCGCGAGACAATCGCGATGCTGAGTGAACGAGTTCGATATCTCGAAGCCGAGGTTGAGCGCCTCAGGGGGGGTAAATGAGTTGGAGAACTACCACAGCGGGTATCGCTGCAATCGTTGCCGCCCTCGCAACCGCGGCCGTCGCGTTGTTCGACGCGGACCCACTTACTACGCCTGATTGGGGCGCCGTTGGAGCCGCGTTCATGGCAGGCATCGGCTTGCTTGCTGCACGAGATAACAAGGTCTCGAGCGAGCAAGCGGGCGCGAAGTGATCTATGAGATCGTTCGCGCTGTCATCGATTCGATTATCAAGTGGCTTTCATCGCCTCGCGTGGTACGCGTTGTGGGTGGCGGCACTCGCGTCGCTGAACGCGTGCGGGCCGCAATACGTCGCCGCACCCGACAGCCCGATGCTGATTCTCGAGGGCAAGGGCAGCGTCCGAGTGGCGATGCTCGACGGTGAAGACATGGTCGACGTCGGCTGGGTTGACGCCAAAGAGCTCGAAGGGCAAACCGTGGTTCAATACGATTGGAGCGAGCCACAGTGAGTTTGCAACGTTCATGCTGTTGCGGTGAGCCTGAGCCGTGCACGGTGTGTGAATGCAACACGTCGTACGCGGTCGGCGGTATCAACCTCGCGTACCAATTCCAACGGTACAAGGTTGGTGTGCCTCAAGCGTGCGACTGTCTCTTCAACGAGTTCAACCTAAATCTCACGTTCGCGCCGGCTGGTCCCGTGACAGTCACGAAAGTGAGCGGTGGAGGTTGTTGCTACCGAGGTCGGTTCACGGTGAACGTCGGCGGCTTCCTTGACCTATATCAGAACTACGACAGCGGGTCGTACTGCCCGCCGAAGATCCAAACTCAAGACGCCTACCAAATCGTGAATACCACGACGTGCGCGTGCATCACAGTGGTTTGCAATCAGTTCGCGTCGAATTGCAACGGGCCAGCGACGTCGCCAGCACTCGTGCACACGATCGAAATCGGCGATTTCGTGATTACGTGCAACGCCAACATCATCACGTCCGGTGACTGCGATTCATGCCCGCAGCAAGAGAGTTTGGCGCTGCGTTGTCTTGGTGGGCGCTTTCAATACAGCACGGACGTCGGATGTCTGAGCAACTTGTCCGGAGTCAGATTCATGGGCTTTCACGGGAACTCGGCGCAGTACTGCGGCACGGGCGGACCCGTCGAGAATCCCGGCGCGTGCTATCGCAACCTGGATAGCAACATTGCGCAGTTCGGGCCGTTCGCTGTTCGCACTGAGGAAGAGTGCAGTGAACAAGATAAACAACAGTGCATTGACCCTGTTGCGTCGGGCGCGTTTTTGCCTACGTTCAATGCGTCGTGGGCGGAAAGTCTGCGCGTGTCACTCCAAAGCCCGTGCGGCTCAACCGATTGGTCTGGTCGCATTTTCCCATTGAGCATTTGCCCCGATGAATACGACGTCTTGCAAAGTGGTGCACCAGGCTTCTGGAACTACCTGTAGCCACTACAAAGCCAACCGATGCACCAACCCGCTGGCGTTGCCGCTCTACGGCGACAGACCGAGTGCAGGCGTCTGCCGCCAGTGCGAGCATTACCGCGGGATCCCCCGCGGGCTCGGCGACGTCATCGAGACCGCAGCACGGTTCCTCGGTATCAAGCGAGCGGTAAAGACCGTCGAGCGTGTCACAGGCAAGCAGTGCAACTGCCCTGAACGCCGGCGGGCGTTGAATGAGAAGTTTCCAACTTCGGCTAATGGAGGCATTGACGAAACGCCGAAAGAGTCGTAACGTCAATACCTCACCGCGGCCAAGCCGCAGAAAGCCACATCATGGAAGGTAACGAAACGCCGAGAGAACGCCTCAAGGGGCAACCCGTATGGGTCAAACTCGACCAGTACGCGCGTTTGCGTGCACTCGCCGACAAGGACGGCAAGCCGCTCGCTGCGCACGCTCGCCGAGCGATCGAGTTGTATCTGCGCCGAGCCGAGCGCAAGGGCCAAACGATCGAGGTGCGCGCATGACTTGGGCTCTCTTTGTTCTCGTGTTCGCTGCGCTTGCGGGCGCGATCGATTGGAGGGATTCCAAATGAGCGGCACGGAAGACATCGTGACGCGACTGCGCATGTTGGGTGGACTTGATGCCGCTTTGTGCAACAAGGCCGCCGACGAGATTGAACGACTCCGTGCCGATGTGATGTGCCTGAAGTATCAGAATGCGGAGTTTGTTCGCAACATAACGATGGCACAAGATGAACGAAACACAGCCGTTGCCGAACGCGACGATGCGCGGTGGAGGCTTTGCAAGGTTGTCGGAGACAATCGCGATATGTGGGGCGAAGATGTCGCAAAGGAATATGGCTGGGACTATTTGAAGGAGGAGAAATGAGCGGCCAAACGACCAAACAACAACGCGACGAGCGCTGGCGTGAGGGCAGCGACGTCTACCAGCACACCTACGCGTTCCATCATCGCGTACTGCCGACGGCTCAGCGCACGCCGGACGCCGACGATGAGGCCGACGCGCTCTACTACTACGCTCGGGTGAATGAGGCCGCCGATCGGAAACTTGCCGAAGCGCTCCGCCGTGGCGCGGCTCGGATTCGAGCGCTTGAGGCGGCGCTGTTCGCGAAGACACCACCAACGGAAGGAAAGACCGAATGAGAGAACTACCGAATCGGTGCTATTCAGACACGACGTCTGAAGAGCGATGGCAGATTTATCTTGCCGTGCAGGAAGCGATGATCGCAAAAGCGAAAGAAATGTTTGGAACGCGATGTTCGTTCAGCAATCCAAACTGCGACGTCTACAGAGGCTTGAAAGATGAGTTGTTGCAACCTGAGGAGCAGAAGAAGCTTCGGGAAGGAAGGGGACAA